GGTGATCTTCTTAAGATCGTCATGCGCTTGCTTAAGTTCACCAACTTTTCCCTTGAGCAAGATTACTAGTGCTTCTGTCTGTGCCTTTTGATCCTTTGCTTCAACAACGTCAGGATCGATGTTTACATATTGTTTTCGTGCTTCGGATGTATCCTTGATACCCTTAGCATCGAGATACGCTTTAGCATTTTCTAGGTAGGCAATGGATTCCACGTACTCAAGTCTAGCTTTTGCTTTCGCGTCGGCTTTTACCGCTCTAGCAAACAAGTTTGTTGCCACATCCTGACCAATAATAAAGTCTCGTAGATAAACGGGAGCCATCATCTTAGAAACAGATGATAGCTCCTCGACTTTATTAATGTAAGTAGCTAGTTGAGTGATGTCCATTACCTTTTCAGGTAGGTTACTCATTTATTAGCCCTTTAGGATTGCATCCGCTTGAGCCATGAACTCGTCGTCATCCAGCGCAGGTGCCGGAGTCGCCTTCTTCGTGGTCTTGGGTGCAGGTGCTTCCTCGTCATCGGCGTCCTTAAGCTTTAGGCCGACAGGTTGCTTGCCAGGCTTAGCAGGTGGCGTTGCGGTTGTTTGTGTTACTGATTTAAGTGCCGCCTTGCCTGCAACTGCAGGTCCCGCTGCAGCCTCACCCGTTTCCTCGTCTTCAGCATCAAGATCGATAGGAACCGTGAGATCAGCCTCAGGGCAAACCTTATAGAATGTGTCTAGATTCGCTTGGAGAATCTCGTTGAGATCGTCATACGAATTCGCCTTATAGACCGAGCTTAGGTCATACGCGAGATTATCGAAGTTCTGAACAACTACTTCAGGAAGAGCGGACCGGTCGTCTACGAACGAGACTGCCGAACCAACCTTCTGCTTCATCTGAACCTTCTCGACATCGTATTCAGTATCGAAACCTTCACCAGCGCGCTTTACATTAAACCACACACCGCTATCCTCATCCTCGCAGTTAAGCGACGTAGGATCCTGGTTGTAATCACGAATGTAATCGTTCATGCAAGTCTTCATCTTCTTGTGAGCAGTGCTCTTTAGCTCGAGAAGACCGACAGTGCCAGCCTTATCAGCCGCGTTGTACAGATACGTGGTCTTAGGAGACACGTCGCGGATGAACTTCTGGAGCCGTGCAAACTTCGGATGCTTCTGAACTGACTTATCATCAAGACCACGACCCTTCAGATCACCTTCCATCTGGTCTAGCCGACCACGAAGACCCTCAACGAACTCAACAACGGGATCTCGCTTCTCGCTCATCAGCGATGAGGCGAACGGACGTACACGACCACTCGAGGGGTCAGTTAGGCCCCAGATAATCTGCCACTTGCGATAGGGATAGCCGTTCGAACTGTCTCCAAACGGAGGGAGGATGCGGAAGATATTACTGCCACTCTTTACCTTATGGCGGACCCATTCCTTAGAAGTCTTCAGCGAGTCCATATTCAGCTTAATTTTAGTATTGGTATTCATAGGTTATATTCTCTTTTAGTAGGTTAATTCAAAGGGTAATCTTCAAAATCAGCTAGCTGATCCCTCAGATTCCTCCTTGGTCACGGCAGGCTTTCCAACAATTTTCTTGGGTTTAAGCCCAAGATATTCATCAACATCTTTCTCTTCGATAAAATCGATTCCGTTTCTAGTGAAAGGCCCGGTATCGCCAAAATCACCGACATAATAGATCAACTTCGAACCATGCGGTCGGTTCCTTACATTATACTCCAAAACCTTCTCAAAAACACCCGGACATTCCTTTTTTAGCATGCGAATGATGATCTTACTTAGATCCTTTTCGTCACTAAAAGATAGGCCCTCATATTGAGAAAGTGGGACCTTAAAGATATTAAGGCTTTCATCATACTTCTGCCGAATAGAGTTAAGAATGTCGCGCAGATGGTTAACTCCCGTTACATTCTTCTTAGCGGCCTTATGAGCACATGCCTTGATCTCTTCTAAGAAATCTGGCTGCTGCAGAACTACTTCACCCTTTCTTAGGGTAGCTGGAGCCGTCTTTACACTTGTATACTTTGACATTAAAATCTCCCGTTTGGGAGATTATACTTGCTCAATTAATCATTGGAGAGACGCTGGATTTCATGTACATCCAAGCAAACTGGAGTCTTCCAACCTGGCTTCAATTCGCCCTTCACGTACACGATAGAGTTCTTATTCCAACCAAGCGCCTTCTTCATCTTCCAGTCAACACACTCGATAGATGAATAACCATCCGATAGGTGAATCGCTACCTTAGACCAAGGTCGACCACTCTTCTTTGAAGTTCCACTAGTAAAAGCTGAACCCTCATACAGAAGAATCAGACCAACATCCTTATCAGTCTTCCCACAAAAACCCTCTGCTATCTTAATGTTGGCAAGAATCGGCACTGAACCCATCTTAAACGGGACAGCTTCTTTACCAGTCTCCTCTAGAGCATTAAGTTCCAAAGAGGCTTCATCCGTGTGGTATTTCTTAATTAAGTCCATAATATCTTCACTACTGAGTAGTGTTTTGTTAAAGACCTTATTTGATTCCTTCTCCATCAGGAAGATGGATAGCGGATCAAACTTGAATACGTCTTCCTGAAGCTTAATAGGCTTCTTGCGTAGCTTCTTGAAGTCCTCAATGAACTTCTTACGACGTTCAGGATAGGGAATCATTTCGTCCTGAACCATCATGTCATCGGCTGCGCGGCCTTTAATAAGAGCAGAGATGCCACCAGTGTTGCACTTAGCATGGTCAATTCGGGCCACGAAATCCTCAAGATTCTGGAATGGACCCTTGGAGCAGAGTTCCTGAACCACCTTAGGTCCAATACCCTTGATTACTGACAACGGAGCATAGATATAGTTCTTGCCCAACCCGAACGGGTCCTCATTTCGAACTACGAACCTATTGGATGGGTTTTTCAATGAAGGAGGCCGGACGGTCTCACCTAGCTTGGAAATGTACCGTCGTAACTTGTCCTCTTTGAGGTCAAGATTTAGCATTGATGCCCACCACTCTAGCGGATGGTGATGCTTTAGGTACATAGTAATGTAGCCTAGCTCACCATATGCATAAGAGTGCGACCTGTTAAATGAATAGCGCGAGAATGCTAGAATCTGCTGACAGACTTCTTCGATAGCTTCATCTTGCCAACCGCGGGCCCGACATGAGGTGCGAATCTTGTCGAAGCAGTTCATGATTACTTCCTGCTTCTTCTTCGCAATAGCAGAACGAATGATGTCTGACTCTTCCCACGTATATCCTGCAACCTCAACTAGAAACTTCATTACGGATTCTTGGTAGACGAAGACGCCGTTCGTTTCCGTGAGAATAGGCTCGAGATCTGGGTGCGAGAAGGCCAACTCTTTAACGCCGTTTCGAACATCCATATAGTACTGAGCAGCTGTTGAGTCGCCGAGAGGCGCATCAAGAGCTCCCGGACGTGCCAGAGCCGTAAAATCAGCCAGAGCTTGACGATTGAGGGGGCAAAACTCCTGTACCATTCCCTTAATAAGGTCTGTATTGAACTGAAATGATGAATCAGTATCTTTGTTATAGAAGTCGCCATATACTTGCGGGTCCTCAGGAAGACGATAGATTAGGGGAACACCATTCTCTTCTTCGAGATAGTCGATACCCTTCGCCTTCATCAGTTCAACACAGTCTGAGACTGCTGTAAGCGTTGACAGTCCAAGAATATCTGCTTTAACGAGTCCACTCTTCTCAACCATGCCCGCGTCGTACTGAGTGACCTGAACGGGGAAACCAAGCTCCTTGTCCATCAACGTCATAGTAGGGACTCGATCGGCTGACAAATCTAGAGTAGAGATAACGAATGCCGATGCATGACGACCCCATCCGCGAACTGTGCCGATGAGCTTATCTACCATCTTCTGGATATCAGGGTTGATCTGGAAGAACTTAGCTAGAGTCTTATTAAGTTCAACAACTCCGTGATTATAGTTGCCTTCTTGGTCTGTATACCCATAAAGAAAGTCATGCTCATCAACGCCCTGCGGAGAATCTGGAATGGTCTCACAGATTGCCATCACCTCGGGGTCATTACCCTTCTTGCCGTGGAGTGCATACATCGCATCCTTGATGGCATTCTTGGTCTTCATCTTTTGGAAGGTCGCAATCTGAGCAAAACCCAGACCATACTTATCGCGAAGATATTGCACGATAAGGCCACGATCTCTATCGCCGAAATCACCATCGATATCAGGGAACGATCCTGCGCGAATGCGTGCATGAGAGAGGAATCTCTCAAATGGAAGATTGGCCTTGATTGGGTCAAGGTGAATAATCTTCAAATAGAAAGAAATGAGAGACCCACCAGCTGAACCACGAGCTAGGTTCTGGAGAATGCCTTTCGACCGTGCGAAAGTGCCGATGTCCTCATAAACAAGGAAGTACGGGAGAAAGTTTAGCTTCTCATTCTTCATGATGACGTCCAACTCGGTCTTGAACCGCTTGACGTACACAGGGTCGTTGTTCCAACGACCGTGCACCTTGATCCGCTCCATCATGTACCAGTAGGTCTGCTGATTATAATCATCCGGAACTTTAGCTACAATATGCTCTGGAATCTGAATCTTCGGAAGGTGATACTCGAATTTGCTGATTTC